CCTTTGCCCATTGTCCCCACAGTGACGCGGCGGGCGATGGCGGCGGGCGGCGGGTGCGTGTAAGTGTGGCGGACGTGTGGCCAGCAGAGCGAGAACACGGACCCCGAGACGGCGGCGCGGCACGCCCGGGCCGAAACCCAGCATCACCGCGGCGGTGGTGGGGCGCGTGTCGGACCGCGTCGCGCGCGGGCTCACGCTGGCGCTGGCCCTGGCCGCTGAAGAGCAGGACAAGATCAACGTCGAGACCTGGAAGAAAGCCCTGCAAGCGCACCCGGAATTTTCCCCCCGCTACGAGGCCGGCAAGGGAAAGTTTCTCGAGTGGGCGACGCAACGGCTGGCGGAGTCGAAAGACCTGGCGAACCTGCGCTGGCTTTTGGAGCGCCGCCACGCTGGTTTGTTTGCTCGCCCTGACCTGCAGCTCGAACTCCGCGGCAGCGCCAGTGTCAATGTCTCGATCCCCGAGCCGGTCTTGCAGCGCGCGCTGGAGATCGCCCATGCCGAGAGCCGAAGTGAACGTGTCGCCATCAAGAAAAAAGACCACTGATCCCGCAAAGCGGGAGACCACTGACCCGGCGGAACTGACGGCGCAGGCGCTGGCCCGGCCCTGGACGCATGCCCGGGCGCGATTGGGCATGAGGCTGCACCCGAAACAGGAAGCGGTGTTGCGCGACCTGTACGAGCCCGGCAGCCGGGTCGTGTTCGCGTGCGGCAATGAAGTGGGCAAGACGACCAAAGTGGCCTGCGCGATGATCCTCTGGCACGCCGAGGTCCTGCGAGGCCTGACGGTGAGCACCGCCGGGGCGTGGCGGCAGGTGACCAAGCAGCTCGTGCCGGCCTTGAGCAGTTATTCGCACCTGTTCCCGGACTGGGAATTCCTCAGCGACTCGATCACCGTTAACGGGCAATATCGTTACATCGGGTATTCCGCGAGAGACCAGGGCGTGTTTCAAGGGTTCCACAATTCCGCCGACGCCCCGCTGTTGATGATCCTAGACGAGGCGGCGGCCGTCGCCGACGAGATCTTTCTGGCGGCGGAAGAGCGCTGCAACCCGACGCGCCTGCTGATCATGGGCTCGCCGCTCGATCCGGCCGGGATGTTTTACAAGTACCGGACCGAGCTGGCACGGTTCTACAAGCAACACAAGCTGACGCAGCCGGAGTGCACAACCGACAAGGGCTACTGGCTCGACCCGAAGATCATCGAGCGCAAGCTGGAGAAGTGGGGCCCGGAACATCCGATTGTGCTCTCGAGCATCTACGCCGATTTCGCGCTCAAGGTCGAAGGGGCGCTGCTGTCGTTGCGCGAGTGGGAAGCGGCGCTGGAAAGCCCGCCGGCGTTGGCCGGGACCAACCGGCATGTGTTCCTGGATTTCGCGGCGGGGCGGGCGGAGAACGTGATCGCCGTCGCGCACGGCAACCGGGCGTGGATCAGCGCCGCCTGGCGCGAGAAGAACACGATGGCGGCCGTTGGGGAATTTGTTTCGCGCCTGAACAAGCTCAAGAAAGAGATCGGGCTGAGGCCGGAGGAAGTGGAGGGGGACGCCGACGGCATGGGGATCGTCTTTTGCGACGCCTTGAGTGAAGCCGGTTGGCCGGTGGGGAAGTTCCGGGGAGGGAGCCAGCCGCGCTACACCAACGGCGAATATCGGGACCTGATCGCCGAAGTGTGGACCGAAGGCACCAGCGCGATCCGGCGGCGCGAGTGGATCCTGCCCGCCGACGAAGAGTTGAAGGGCCAACTGATCAGCCGCAAGACGATGCGCGACCCCAAAGGGCTGATGCGGCTCGAGGCCAAGGAAGACATGGCCAAGCGCGGCATCCCCTCGCCGGACCGCGCGGATGCGTTGCTGGGGGCGATGGCGCCCTGCCCGCTGGTGAAAGGCCGCCAGGTCCTGGGGCAAGACCCGGACATGGCGGCGCAGTTCCTGGAGCAGATCGCCGGCGGAGATCCGAACCAGCAATGGCCGGCGGGCTCGTGGGCAGGCTGACGGCGACCACCCTCAACCCTCAACTCGAAACAAATGCCAAAAGAATGCCAAAACAATGAGCGACCAACTGAATTTGTTCAACCGGGCGGCGCAGGTGCTCTCCGACCGCGGCGTGTGGGACCAGAAACAACGGCTGTTTTACCAGGCCCGGCATGACGGCCTGCGGCGGCGCAACAAGCCGTGGCCGAGCGCGGCCGACCTGCATTTCCCGCTGATCGACATGAACATCCGGAAGTTCCGGCCGTTCTACATGGCCCAGGCCATCTCCAGCGATCAGCTGGCCAATTTCGTCAGCCTGACCCAGGAGACGCAGCCGGCGGCGCAGGCGGCGGCCGAGTATTTCGATTACGAGGTGAAGCACCACACGAAGTTCACCCGCAAGCTGCGGACGGCGGTCGATACGATGCTGCTGCGCGGGCGGGGGATCCTGAAGATCACCGTGGACCCGTTCCGGGACTACGAGATTTGCGTCGAGGCGGTGGATCCGCTGTTCATCCTGATGCCGGACGCCGCCGACGATTTCGGGGACGCCGACTGGTTTGTGCATGTCAAACACTTGACCGTCGCGCAGTACCAGGCCGATCGGCGGTTTGACCAGAGCGCCGGCACGATCGCGCGGATCAAGGGGAGCCAAGAGCCGCGGCTGGCCGATTATTGGCAGGACAAACAACTGCGCGAAGGCATCAGCCACAGCCGGAGCGGCGACGTGATCGTCCTCTGGGAGCACTACCAGAAGACGCCCGGCGGCTGGACGGTGACGACCTACTCGGCCCAGGCGCCCGACCTGCGGCTGCGCGCGCCCTACGGCATGCCGTACAAGTTCCAGGGGAAACCGAGTGTGCCGTTTTTCTCGTTCGTGATGGAGGTGAAGGACGAAGGCTGGTACGCGTCGCGCGGCCTGGCTGAGCTGTGCATGCCGTTCGAGGTGTACGCGACGAAGCTGTGGAACGACAAAGCCGACGCGATGACATTCGGCAACCGGCCGCTGTTTACGTCCGACAAAGAGATCCCGAACACCACCAACCTGCGCTGGATGCCGGGCGAGCTGATCCCGGGCAACGTCCGGGCGATCCAGATGCCGGCCCCGGCCATTTCCTTCGACCAGGAGATCAATTTCGCGCGCGGCACGAGCGAGCAACTGGCGATGATGCCCGACTTCGGCACTCAAGACCCCGGCAGCCCAATGGGCCGGCCCAGAACGGCGACCGAGAACAACCGGATCGCGCAGCTCCAGCAAGTGGGCACGAACGACAACGGTTTTCTGTTCCGCGAAGATTTGGCGGCGTGCTACCGGCACATGTGGGGGTTGATGCTGCAGTTCAAGCGGCAGAAACTGACCTACCTGACGGGCCAGAAACTCCACACGCTGCCCGAGCAGGCGTTGCACGATCAATACCTGGTGATGCCCGCCGGCGCGACTGACCAATGGGACCGGCAGATCCGGGTGCAACGGGCGCAGGCCCGGCTCCAGATGTTCAAGGGGGCGCCCAACGTCGATCAGGACGAGCTGACGCGCGAGGCGCTGGCGGCCGACGACCCGATCTTCGCCGAACGCGCATTTCTGCCCAGCGGCCAGAAAGCGGCGAGTGAAGCCGAAGACGAAGCCGTCGAGATCGGGATCCTGCAAGACGGGTTCCCCGCCGCGGTGAAGCCGGACGAGGACCACGCGACGCGCATCCACGTGCTGGCCGGCTGGCTGCAGAAACAGCAGATGACCGGCGCCGCGGTGGACCCGATCGCCCGGCAGCGGGTGCAGGAACATTTGATGGTGCACTGGCAGTATCTGCGGAAGATCAACCCGGACGCCGCGCGGCAAGTGGCGCAGCAGCTCGCGCAGCAGGAACAACAGGCGGCGCAGGCGGAAGCGCCAGGGCCGGGGTTACCGGGAGAGCCTTTGCCGGAGCAACCCCTGGGCCTGCCAAAACCCAACGCAAGCTAGAAAGTGGTTATGCCAACCAAATACCGAAAAAAGCCCGTAGTCATAGACGCCATCCACTACGAGGGGACACAGGAAAGCCGCCGCGAAGTCGTCCACTTCATGGGTGTAGAGTCGCTGTCGTTTAGCGACACGCAGGGCATCTTCATCCCGACCCTCGAGGGGACCATGACGGCAGCCCCAGGCGACTGGATCATCCGCGGGGTGAGGGGCGAGTATTACCCGTGCAAGCCGGACATTTTCGCGGCTACGTACGACCCCGCATAACGAGACGCCGAGACACCCGATCACAGAACCCATTATGAGCAAATTCATTACAACCTTGCCGGTGGACCTGGCGGGGGTCGTCAAGAGCCTGCCGGCGGGCTCCTATCTGCACGCCGTCAGATTGAACCCGGTGACGTCGGTCGTCGAAATCGAGTGGGAACACGACGCGTTTAGAACGCCCTGGACGTTCGGCGCGGACTTCCCGCTCGCGGACCTGCAGGGGCGCAAAGTGCCCAAGCACGTGACGGTCGTCCGGCGCGTCCCGACACCGGAAACAAAAACAGTTGGGGCGGCGGCTGCGCCGGTGCGAAAGTCGCGCGCAGATGAGACGCGCGCTCGCAAGAATTCTGCGACGGCTGCTCGGGGTGCCACCCGGGCCGGCCGCGGCCCCCGACTGGACGCCTGAACACCAGGCCGCGCTGAACCATTTTTTGGCGACGCCGGCCGGGCAGGCCCTCGAGGCGCGCTGGCGGGCGGTCGAAGCCGACATTGCGGCGCGGGCGGTGCAGGACGTGCTCCACACCAGCCACTCCGCCGGGCACGCCGCCGGGTTTGCCGACAGCCGGAAATGGCTGGAATCACTTTCGCGCGCGGACTTGAGCGCGACACAGACCGAGTCCATTGACGGGCAACCAGCCGAACTGGGTGAGCTGGCGTTGCCCGAGCGTTATTCACCCTGAAAAGAACGATGAACGCAGACGTGCCGAGTGACATGATCGGGCTGGAGCAAGCCAACGCCGAGCTGGACCGCATGATCGCCGCTGACCAGGAGTCAGCCGCCGATCCGGGGCCCTCCGCCGCGGCCGCTCCGACCGACCCCAGCGCGACCCTCGAGGCTGACCGCGCGGCCCAACCCGGCAAAGAGAGCGTTCCAACGCCCGGCAAAGACTCCAGCGCAGCCCCAGCGGCGGCGCCGATTTCCGACGACACCAAAAACAAGCAGCAGGACAAGACCAAGACCGCCGATCCCGCAGAGCGGGACCGCCCAAGCCGCTACGCCAAATCTGTCGAGCGGCAGAATCGATCCTGGGAAGAGTTGCACACCCAGAAAGCCGCGCTCAAAGCCGAGCGCGAGAGACTGGACAGCGAACGCCAGGCCTGGGAGCAGCAACGCGCCCAAACCGAAGCCAAGCAGAGCGACTTCACCCCGGAACAGTACGAGCAAGCGGCCGATCAATGGGAGAAAGACGGCAAGTTCGACCTGGCCGACCTGGCCCGGACCCGAGCGCAGCAGCTCCGCGCCCACCCGCCCAAAGGCGGGACGGCAGCCCAACCCCAAACGCAGCCCCCAACCGCGGCCCCGCAGAGCGAGGCCCAGGTGGAAGCCGCGCGCAAGGAATGGTGGGCCAAAGCAGCGATTGACTTCCCGGCAGTGGTCAAGCAGGGCTCGCCCGAACAGGCGGCCATGGCGAAGTTCCTGGAAGCTGAACCGGCCGCGTTACAGAGCCCCAAGGCGCTGTACTACGCGGCGCGGATGGTGGCGTCGGAAACGGCGGCGGCTCGAGTGCCGGCGCTCGAGAAAGAGCTGGGCGAAGCACGCGCGAAGGTTAAGGAGCTCGAAGCCCTGACCGCGCCAAGCCCGCCCGGAACGCCCAACAGCGCTCCGCAGGGTGATGTTCCGTTCAGTCAAAAAAGCGACGCTGAACAGCTCGCTGAACTCGAACGGACGGCGCTGGAAATCGGCCCGCTCCGGTAACGCCTTCGCGCCCTTAACATGGGCGCATTAATCACAGCATCCGGACCGAACCCCGCCGATTTCGCGGGCCGGCTCCAAACTTATTTCAATCCGAAACTTCTCAAGGCCCTCGAGCAGGAACTCCACCTGGCTGAGTACGGCCTGAAAGGCAAGTATCCCAGCAACGGGACCTCGATCCGCTTCTTCCGGCCGCGCACGGCCTCGACGGCGAGCGTCGTGACCGTGACCGAAGGGACCACGCCGACCAACCTCACCGAGGTGGCCGTCGGCTACATCGACGTCGCGCTCACTCAACGAGGCGCGCTCGCGAAGATCACCGACATTGTGCAGGC